TCAAGAAGAAGTATATATGTTTTTAGACGGTGACGGATGGATGGAATTAGACAGTAAAGAATTTCAAGTTATGAAAGGTGATACCGTATTAATACCAGACGGAGCATTTCATAGAGTAAGAGCAGGAGACAGAGGCTGTTACTTTGTTTGCGTATTTGATGGTCAAAGATACGATCATGTAGCGGTGTTAGGATATGACTAATACAGCTTACGTTTTCGACGTCGACGGGACACTCACACCTAGTCGAGGTTTAATGGATACTGAATTTAAAGATTTCTTTATGAATGCAGTTATTTCTAATCATAAAGTTTATCTAGTAACAGGTTCTGATTATCCAAAAACAGTTGAACAAGTTGGCAAAGATGTATGTGAATCCGTTGAATTTTGTTATAACTGTTCTGGAAACAGCATTTGGCAAAAGGGTGAAGAGATATATACATCAACTTGGTTACTACCACGTGAAATGAAAAAATTTCTAATTGATAAATTAACTAATAGTAAGTTTCCTTTTAGGTCTGGAAATCATGTTGAAGAAAGACCTGGGTTAGTTAATTTCAGCGTCATAGGAAGGAATTGTACTCTTGGTGAAAGAAAGATGTATACTAAATATGACAGTGATGAAAATGAAAGAAATAATATTGCTATCGAATTCAATGAATTATTTGTTGAAAAAGGAGTAATAGCACAAGTCGCAGGGGAAACAGGTTTAGACATCATGCCTGTTGGAAAAGATAAAGCTCAAGTTGCAGACTATATTTCATACCCTATAGTTTTCTTTGGTGATAATATGCAACCAGGAGGAAATGACTATCCCCTTAAAGTTCAACTTGAAGATAAGGAAGACACACGGTGTATTCCAGTTAAAGATTGGAAAGAAACTTACAAATTATTGAAAAAAATGGTGTACAATTAAACAAAAATGAGGTATAATATACTATGAGTAAAGATTGGGTAAAAGATATTAACGATATGCATCAAAAGTTTGGTGTACACAAGTGGGTTGATGATAATGGCCACCGACTTGATAAACTTCTTGAATTTAGAATGAAAATGGTTCAGGAAGAAGTTGATGAAACAAATGAAGCAATTAAAAATAAAGATCCTGAAGAAATCGTGGACGGTTTAATTGATATTTGTGTTTTTGCTATTGGAACTCTCGATGCCTTTGGTGTAGATGCACATAAGGCATGGGATGAGATTTATAATGCTAATATAATGAAAGAAGTTGGAGTGAAAGAAGGAAGACCAAATCCATTAGGTTTACCAGATTTAATTAAACCTGATAATTGGGAAAATCCTTCTCATAAAAATAATCATGGAATGCTCAATAACGCACTTTAAAAGTGTATGGGATAACAAGACTACAAACGTAACGCGCTTTAAAGACTTTTTGAGGTTTGAAGAGGCGCTTTATGGTTTGTCTGGAATACAAAGAAAAGATAAGTTATCCGCAACCTTAATATCACCTGCTGTATACGAAGAAGGCACAACTCGTTCTAATAAGAACGTTCTTAAATGGTCTAGTTGGTGTGCAGTCGATGTTGATGAATATATACCTAAAGGAGATTTAAAAGATGATCTTTTGCAGCGTTTTGCTGACTATTATTTTGTTTGTTATTCTACTGCCAGTTCGCGGATTGGTCAGCCTAAGTTCAGACTTATCTTCCCACTTACAGACGAAGTTAGATGCAGCTACATCCCAAAATTCTGGCATGCACTCAACAATGAGTTGGGTGAACTTGCCGATAGACAAACTAAAGATTTATCGCGCATGTATTATGTGCCAGGGAGGTACGATAATTCTTTTAACTTTATATTCAGTAATTGTAACGGGTCTTTTATTGATCCTTACCTTCTCATTAACAAACATCCATTTATAGAACCAAAGGGTGCTACGTTTTTTGAAAAACTTCCAAAAGAAATTCAAGATCAAATAGTTGAGCATAGAAAATCTAAAGCTCAATCTAAAGATATTCAATGGACTGGATATGCTGACTGCCCATTGGTTAATAAGGAACTCGTTTCTGAATACATGAGTTTAAGTGGCACTGGTTGGTATCACACAATGTATAGATTAATGGTTTCAATAGCAGCAAACGCAATAAGAAGAGAATACCCAATAACACCTGTAGAAATAGCAACGTTATGTAAAGATCTAGACGCGCAGACAGGTAATTGGTATGATAATCGCCCGCTTGAAAAAGAAGCTGAAAGGGCGATTGAATTCGTTTATAGGAGTTTATAATGAAAATAATCAGATTTATATTTTGGCCATTAATAATGCTAAAAAATATTTTGGACCCTAATTGGTGGGCCGGTAAAATAATTGACAAAACAAATATGGAAGAAAAGGTAACAACTAGTAGGTTTGTTGTTTGGAAGAATAAACTGCCTCAGCCGTATAAACTTATATTTGAAATATGTATGTTTGTAATAGGAATATATTTAGTTGAATTATGGCTTAATCTATTAGGAGTATCTATGCTGCCTTGGAGATGGGAATGGTAAAAGGGGTTCACTTACACACTTTTTATGGTGATGATAATGGCCGAGAAGCAAAAGTTTATCTAGTCAAAAATACTTACTATGAAGTAGATTTTATTAAAATGGATGAAGAAAATAACATAAAGGTCATTAAAACTCGTAAAATGATAACTAATGAAGGTCTTCTTAGTGAGGTAATTCATAGTGAAAGTTATGCTGAATCTGCAGCTGAAAATTGGGTTATGGGGTATATGGAATGAAAGTAGGATTTACATGTAGTACATTTGATTTGCTTCATGCTGGGCATATTGAAATGTTACGAGAAGCTAAGGAAAACTGTGATTATTTAATATGTGGTTTACAGATCGATCCTAGCATAGACCGTAAAGAAAAAAATAAACCAATTCAATCAATAGTTGAACGACATACACAACTAGCTGCGGTAAGATATGTAGATGAGATTGTGCCTTATTTGTATGAAACTGACCTTGAAGATATATTACAAATGAAACATATCGATATACGTATCCTAGGCGAAGAATACAGAGAACAAGATTTCACGGGTCGCGATATATGCAAAGCACGTGATATTGAGTTACATTTTAATAAGAGACAACACAGGTTTAGCACAAGTGATCTAAGAAAAAGAGTATGCGAATGAAAATAATAGTTTACTTTTGGTCAAAACTGTGGTATAATAGTAAAAAATAAGGAAAAAAAATGTTAGAATTTATTATTTTAGGATTAGTTTTAGGTGCAGCTATAGCATATGTTATATGGTATGTTAGAGATAAAATTAGGAGATTGCCTTAGTGGTACAAATAGATAGAAAAGAGTCAGTTAATGTATTAAATGAATGCATGGAACTGCAACTTAAAAAATCAAAAGATTATCAAAGTGATGAGTCAAGTGTGTTACAAGCAATGCATTATCGCAGAGGTGTAGATACAATTCATGATATTATTATCGGTAAATTGATGAGAGCAACATCTTTACTTGAAGCTGGCAATAATCCAAACTTTGAATCACTCGAAGATACTTACAAAGATATGATAAATTATGCTTCATTTGCAGTATCATATATGCGTGGTAAAATGGACGGCCAAGATCCTAATAAAGACATGTTTAATAAGAGGATAAAGTAATGGCAAGCTGTGTTGATAGACTTCAAATATTACTAGAAGAGGTTTCTATATTAAAATCTAGACTTCAACCCCATGATACAGGACATATCCATACTGCGATAAGTGTCTTGAATGAACGTATCGATGAAGTCAAGAAAAATATTGAAGCAAAATTGGAAAAGAAATGATGTTAGAAAGATCCGTTAAAGATATTCGTAACTATTTCTGCGATGAGTTAGGAGATGCTCGTAACGGAGAAGAAGGAATTTATCAAATAGATAGGTCAGGTATGAAAATTGTAGAAATGCTGGCTGCAAGTTTTATAGCCGATGAACCTGCAATATTTGGTACTCCTAATCAAAATTATATTGATGCTGAAATTGCATGGTATGAGACTGCATCAACTAACATTAATGATATTGATGATGGTAAAGGTGAACCTCCAAAAGCTTGGCAACTTGCTGCAAATGTTCACGGTGAAATTAATTCAAATTATGGTCATTTGATTTGGAGTGACAAGTATCATAATCAAATGGAAAAAGTGATATGGGAACTATCTGAAAATCGTTCAAGTCGTAGAGCATGCATAGTTTATAACCGACCTAGCATATGGGCAGAATATAATGAAAACGGTAAGAATGATTTTATATGTACTAACGCAGTAACTTATTATATAAGAAACGAAGAGTTACAAGCCGTAGTACAAATGAGAAGTAACGATATCATATATGGTTATAAGAATGATTACGCTTGGCAGCGTTATGTAATGGAACAAATTTGTGAAGGTTATAACAAACTAGAAGATCCAGCCTTGCATATTAAACCTGGTTTTATGTTATGGCAAGTTCAAAACCTTCATCTTTATGAAAGGCATTTTCACCTTGTTTCCGCCTAAATGGGATATAAGATATTTGCAGCTAGCTGAACAGGTTTCTAAGTGGTCAAAAGATCCTAAAACCCAAATAGGTGTAGTAGCAGTTGGTACTATTGGCCAAGTTTTAGCTCAAGGTTATAACGGTTTTCCTAGAGGAATACGAGACCTTGAAGAGAGATATATGGATCGTGAGACCAAGTATAAATATATTGTACATGGTGAAATGAATGCCATATTTAACGCATCATATAATGGAGTATCTTTAAGAGACTCAACTTTATATGTGTATGGACTACCTACTTGTAGCAGTTGTGCATTGGGCGTAATTCAAGTAGGAGTAAAAAGAGTCGTAATGCCAGACCATGATATACCTGAAAGGTGGCAAGACTCTTGGAATTTAACGAAATCAATGTTTGAGGAATCCGGAGTACAATACTCATTAGTTAATTATGAAAAAGGTATTAATAGTTGGACTGAATCCAGCTGAAGAGAATCCACAGGGTTCTAAGAGAGCTCAGACAATTAAACGTCTAGAGAAATGGACCACCGAATTAGGTGTTGAATATTATTCGTTTATAAACTGCATAGACAGTGCAGGTGATTACAATCAGTTAAAAGCAAACTTTAAACAGCTTAAAAAATGCACTAAAGGTTATGATAAAATTATAGCACTTGGAAATTATGCGAGTTTATGTCTTAAAAAACTAAACATAAAACATTTTAAAATGCCACACCCAAGTCCACGAAATAGAAAGCTCAATGATAAACAATTTGAAAAAGATATTATTAAAGAGTGTAAAAAATATTTGGAGGAGTAAGATGAGAAATTTAATCATAGCAGTTGCATTAATGATGTCATCGATTGCAACAGCTTCAGAAGTACAAAAAGAATTTTCAGATCAATCTAATGATTGGAAAAATAAACCTGTGATTTGTAATAAAGCACACAGAATAATAGATATTATGAAGAACTATGGAGAAAATCCAGCGATATGGATGCATGGTCAAGTACAATTACCAAGTGTAGGCCCTAATGCTTCACAATTTGTAATATCTATTAATACAGAAACATTAACTTGGACTCTCATTGAGTTCATGAATAAGCATCCTTCGGGTGCTTGGGTTGATGCATGCATCTTAGGTTCAGGTGTAGGACTAATTCAAATGGACCTTATTAAAAAACCGGGCATTGCCCTTTAGGAGAATTTATGAAAACAATAATTGTATTAGGACGCGGCACTGAAGGATGTGGGGTAACCCAATGCGCAATTCAGATGCAGAAAGTAACTGGTGCAACAATCTTATCTGCCAATGATAAAAAGTGGGGTCGAGCAAAAGGCCTTGATATTGAACAGGTTGAATTGAGCATTGGTAAAGAATGGGATAATATGGCAAACATTGTCAATGAATTTGATTTATGTATTGTATATTCAATTCCTTCGAAGACTCACCCAGAAGATTGTCAAGAAAACTTTTTAAAATTTCTTGATGCTATCAAGATTAGAAAAGCATTTATTAATGTAGATCATAAATCTGCATCTATCGCACGTAATGCAAACCTTAAAGAGGTATGTGAAAAGATGGATGTGATTATGACTCATAGTATGGAAAATGACTTTTGTAAATTTGCTCGTAAAAACAAAATTACTGTTCCTATTAAGAAGATGAGGTTAGGTTTTGACTATGATGGCCATAGAGAAAAATATTGGAAACCTATTGAGCAACAACAACATGAAATGGTTCGTTGGATAGGAAGAACTGCTATGTGGAAAGGTCCTTCATTAATGATTGACTTCCACCAAGATGCTTTAATGAAGAGTGGATTTATTTCAGTTCTTGAAGGGTTAGAAGCTTCTATTCAATATCCTCTTGTTTTATATAGAGACAATAAATCAAAAGAACCTACTGATCGTAGGAAAGTACAAAATTATTTTAGACCAGAAAAGAAGCACGGTGAAACTGAAAAGTTTAAACCTGAAATGTATGGTCAAGAACAAGTAGGAAAAGGTGCTTACCTTTATCCTCAATATATAAATTCAGACTGTATGGAAAGAATGTCTCTTTCAGCATTCGGTTCTGATTTATATCATCTTAAAGCAGAAACTTATGGAAGTAATATTGAAAACTGTCATGCTGAATGTATAGCATCAGGTACAATACCTTTATTTCATAAACACTTTTGTGATAATGTGATTCATCCTGTACAGGATAAACCTATTAGTCAATGTAAAGACTCTGGCACTATTGGCGTTGACTACACTAACTTTTTTGAGTGCCGCGACCTAATGGTCAAACTTAAAACCAATCCATCGATGAGAGATGAATGGAGAGAGATGTCTTTTGAATTTTGGAAACAACATTCTAATGCAGATATGGTTGTTGAAGAAATAATAGAGCTATCTACCTCCGATAAAACTAAACCACAAGGACTCGAGGAATTTTTTGTATGAAAATATTAATTACTGGACAGGCCGGCATGATCGGCTTTCACTGCGCAAAGCAGTTAAAACAACAAGGCCATTTCGTTTTAGGAATGGACAACTTTAATGACTACTATGATGTAGGACTTAAAAGAGAAAGAGCTCGTATTTTAAGAGATGATTATGATATCGATACTATCGAAGATGATCTTCGCGATTTTAATTGGAGCTGGCATTTAGACGGAGTAGATGCGGTACTTCACCTTGCTGCATATGCTAATCCAAGACACTCACTTGAAGACCCTACTCAATATATTGAAACCAATATTTCTGGTACTCAAAGACTTATTGACGGAGTAGTCCAATTTGGACATGAAAAGTGTAACGTCGTATATGCATCTAGTTCATGCGTTATGCACGGTCAACCTCTTCCGTGGAATGAGCATGATCGACCAGCACACCAGAACAACCCATACGGTTGGTCTAAAAGAGCTAATGAATGTCAATTCATGCATTCAAAGATTAATAATACCGCAGGCCTAAGGTTCTTTACAGTATATGGTCCTTATGGAAGACCTGATATGGCATTATTTAAATTTGCCGATGCTATTGTTCAACAGTATGAATTTGAAGTTTATAATTATGGTAATATGAAAAGAGACTTCACTTATGTTGACGATATTGTAAATGGTGTTGAAATAGTTCTCAACAACGTTCATAATTCTAAATTGGGTAACGAAACGGTCGACGGTTCTAACCATCAGATATATAATATTGGTTATGGAGAACAGGTAGACCTGATGCATTTTGTTGATTGTATTTCAACTGAATTTGGCAGAGAACCAATGTATAGAAAAATGCCTAAACATCCAGCCGATGTTCCAGAAACATGGTCTGATACAACTAAGCTTCAAGCTTTAGGTTATAAACCCACTACTCCTATTGAAGAAGGTGTGAAGCATTTTGTCGATTGGTACAAAGAATATTATAAGGTGAACTAATGAAAAAATTGAAATTATGTATTGTCGGTCATGGATTTGTCGGCAAAGCAGTTGACTATGGATTTAATGATCACAGCGTTAATAAAACTATCATAGACCCTAATTATAATACTACTCTAGAAAATACTGAACTTGATGCAGACGTAACTTTTGTCTGTGTTCCTACACCTATGGGTAAGGACGGAAAAATAGATGCAAGTATTGTAATTAATACTGTAATGAAACTTAAACAAATGATGTGTGGTATTATTGTTATTAAGTCGACAGTAGTTCCTAGTGTAGTTAAAAAATTAGTTAAAGATTCATTTGTTGGTGAAAGAATAATATACAACCCAGAGTTTCTTACCGAAAAGAATGCTAACGAGGATTTTATTAATCCTCGAATGCACGTATTTGGAGGAGCTAAAAGAGCTACAAAATCACTTGAAAGAATATACAATGATTATAGTTTATGTAGACCCTGTCAAGTTTATCACATGTCAGCTGAGGATGCAAGCTTTGTTAAATATGGCATTAATTGTTTTCTTGCTTCTAAAGTTCTATGGTTTAATCAATTCTATGATGTAGTTCAAAATAAAGGAGGTAACTTTGGTCGTATCGTTAACGCAATCGGAGAGGATCCACGCATCGGCCAATCTCATACTAGAGTCCCTGGATTCGATAGTAAGCGAGGTTACGGCGGAGCTTGTTTCCCTAAAGATACTTCCGCTTTTGCAAATTACGCTGAAACTTTTTCTGTATTAGATCATATTATAGAAAAGAACAATGAGTATAGAGTTGATTATGAAAAAGATGATCGTGAAAAAGAGCAGAATGTAAGTTATGAATAATTACGCTAGTATAGTTCCATTAATTGGTGGAGAGACAATTGCAATGCAACAAGTATTTGGGAAACGACCTGAATACATTTTATCATACGAAGGATTTGAAGCTAATGATACACACCTGGTTGAATACTACAATAAAGAAGTTCCCTACCATCTTATTAAAGATAATAGGTTACCTAGTGTACCTACTGTCGATGTTATTAACACTGTTTGTCCTTGCGCAGGGCTTTCTAGTCTTAGCACTACAAGTAATTCTGATGCTGATGCTAACGATTGGATGCGTACCTCAGCTCGTCATGTCTTGGGCACACTCTCACCTAAAGTATTCTGGGGCGAAAATGCACCGCGCCTCGCTTCGAAAATGGGAGAGAAGGTCGTCAGAGATCTTCGAAGAATCGGGGAGGAGTTTGGATACACTTTCAGCATATATAAAACGAAAAGCCTCCTTCATGGACTCTCGCAAGTAAGAGATAGAGCATTTTATTTTTTCTGGAAGGGCAAAAAGGTACCACAATTTGAATATATAAAAAGGGAGCATGAAAAAATTGAGCAAACGATTCGTTCCGTGAAACGGGATCCAAATGATCCGATGTCAGTGCTTGCAAACACTCATACTCCTAGTGAAAACCCATACTATAAATTCGTTCTCAACGAAGTTGAGGGCGGAATATCCCATAGTGAATTTCAAGACAAAATAGAAAAATCAACTAATCCTCTTCATTATATTGAAGATGTTGCAAAAATATCTTATGATAAAGTTTCTATTTGGATGAGAAAACACGGTTATGAAAAAGAAGCTACAAGGTGTGAAGTAATGAATAATAAGTTACTAGGTGGCGGAAACATAATGAGGAGAGGACCTGAAATTCCAAAGAATAAAATTGGTGCATTTGTAGGTCATTACCCAAATTCACTTACACATCCAGATGAAGATAGATATTTAACAATTAGAGAATGTCTTTCTATAATGGGTCTGCCCGATGATTTCATTTTACAGGGTGGAAGAAAGAATTTAAATCATATATGTCAAAATGTTCCAGTTGGAACTGCAACAGACATGGCTACTCAAGTTTTAAAATTTGTAGATGGTCGTTTAGATAATAGTCTCATTGAGACTTCTTATATGGTTCAAGATAATAAAACAAGGACAAAAGATTATGAAAAAAGTGTTGTACAACTCGACCAATTTATGGTATAATATACGTATAGGATTACTGTTAGGATTAATAGCAGCGCTTATAGATATTCATTTAATACCAGGAGGAATATATTAATGTCAATAATGGATAAATTGAAAAAGAACTCTAAGATCAAGGAGACTGAAGTCCTCAGTGATTCGCAATTCTTTAGGGATAAAGATTTTGTAACTACAGATGTTCCTATGATAAACGTTGCCTTATCAGGCGATGTGCATGGAGGATTAACCTCAGGTCTTACAGTACTAGCGGGACCTTCTAAACACTTTAAAACATCATTTGCTTTAATGATGGCTAGTTCATATTTAAAGAAACATAAAGATGCAGTTATGCTATTTTATGATTCTGAATTTGGATCTCCACAGTCTTACTTTGAAGCTTTTGGCATTGATGTTAGTAGAGTATTGCATACTCCAATTACTGATGTTGAAAAATTAAAGTTTGATTTAGTTGGTCAACTAGAAGAAATAAATAGAGATGATAAGGTTATTATAGTAATAGACTCAATTGGAAACCTTGCATCGAAGAAAGAACTCGAAGATGCATTAAACGAAAAGTCAGTTGCTGATATGTCCCGAGCAAAAGCACTTAAGGGATTATTTAGAATGGTGACACCTTATCTTACTATGAAAAATATTCCTCTTCTTGCAGTAAACCATACTTATAAAGAAATTGGTTTATTCCCTAAAGATATTGTAGGTGGTGGAACAGGAATATATTACAGTGCAGATAATATTTGGATTATCGGTCGTCAACAAGACAAACAAGGCACTGAAATTAAAGGTTACCATTTTGTTATTAATGTAGAAAAATCGAGGTTTGTACGTGAAAAATCAAAAATCCCTATCTCTGTTTCTTGGGAAGGTGGCATTCAACGCTGGTCAGGTTTGCTTGATGTTGCTATGGGCGGCAACTATGTTACCAAACCATCACCTGGCTGGTATAGTCGAGTTGATAATAAAACTGGTGAAATAGCTGAAGCTAGAGTTAGAGAAAAAGAAACTCTTAATGAAGAATTTTGGAAACCTATATTTGAAGAAACTGACTTTAAAGATTATATTCAAAAAAGTTATCAAATAGGTGCAGTCGTAAATATGGAAGATTATAAAAATGTTCCAGATACAAACTGAAGATTATACCTTTATGGAAAACGCCGATTATCCTGATCAGCACTTGATTAGGATTAAAACTGGCATTTATAAAGACGTAATTTACGCATACGGAAGAGTTAAAGCAATAGTCAGTAACGATACTGACGATATTGCAAAACTAGATTTTAAATATCAGATAGTAGAAAATCCTACTGATATGGTATTAGATAATGATCCAGATTTTGGCAATTACATTGGTGCGATATTACAGCACTGTATGACAGATGCAGTGGAATCAGGAAACTATAGGATAGGTGATGGAACCAAACATACAGACAACAATTCTAAGAAACCTAATTAATAATGAAGACTTTACTCGAAAAGTAATCCCATTCCTTAAAAAAGAATATTTTGAAAGCAATCATAGAATTGTTTTTGATTCAGTAGTCAATTTTGTTAATAGGTATAATAAGCTTCCTACTCAAGAAGCTTTATCAATAGAACTTACTAGTGTAGATATAAATGATGGCCCTGGAATATCAGAGGTTATGGGTCAAGTATTTACGCCTAAAGAAGTTAATGAAGAATGGTTAATAGATGAAACCGAAAAATGGTGTCAAGATAGAAGCATATATCTTGCTATTATGGAATCTATTAATATCATTGATGGAAAGCATAAGACTCTTAAGAAAGATGCACTCCCTTCATTACTGTCTGATGCATTAGGCGTATGTTTTGATGCAAACGTAGGACACGATTATATTGATAATTCAGATGAAAGATACGACTTTTATCACAAAATAGAAGATAGGATCCCATTTGATTTAACATACTTTAATAAAATTACAAAAGATGGTTTACCTAATAAAACACTTAATATCTGCCTTGCAGGAACAGGTGTTGGTAAATCTCTGTTTATGTGCCACCACGCGGCTTCAACGTTATCGCTCGGCAAGAACGTTTTGTATATTACTTTAGAAATGGCAGAAGAAAGAATAGCTGAACGTATAGATGCTAATCTAATGAATATTCCTATTGATCAGTTGCAATCTTTATCTAAAACAATGTTTGAAGATAAAATTTCAAAGATTGCACAGAAGAATATAGGAAAATTAATCATTAAAGAATATCCAACAGGTGCAGCACATTCAGGACATTTTAGAGCATTACTAAATGAATTAAAACTTAAGCGAAACTTTACACCTGATATAATATTCATAGATTATTTGAATATATGCTCATCAGCCAGAATGAAAGGATTAGGCGGTGCAATTAATACGTACTCTTATATTAAAGCGATTGCAGAAGAACTCAGAGGACTTGCAGTCGAATTCAACCTTCCGATTGTCTCTGCAACGCAGACGACGCGTTCTGGTTTTAGTAACTCAGATGTTGGGCTTGAAGATACGTCCGAATCTTTTGGATTACCCGCAACGGCAGACTTAATGTTTGCTTTAGTTACAACCGAAGATCTAGATAAACTTGGCCAGATTATGGTAAAGCAATTAAAGAATAGATATAATGATCCAACAAATTTTAGAAGATTTATAGTAGGAGTTGATAGATCTAGAATGAAACTATACGATGTAGAAGATAGCGCACAAACATTAGTTAATGATACACCGGTTTTTGATAATACTAAATCAGGAGAAGATATGAAAGACTTTTCAGGATTTAAGGTTTAGGGGGCGTTAGCTCAGCTGGGAGAGCATCTGGTTTGCAACCAGAAGGTCGTCGGTTCGATCCCGTCACGCTCCACCAATAACTGTTACATTTTTGTCACAGTGTAGAATAAAAATGCATTTTTTTCACAAAAAGTGCATTTTTTTGTTTACATTCCCTGTGTTCTGTGGTATATTGTATTATAAGATAAAAAATGATGGAGAAAATCTTAATGAAAAATTATGTAACAGGAAATGAATACTCAGGCCAAAATGCCGGTATACTTTTACGACTTGGTTACGATGAAAGCGATGCTTTCGTAACTTTTAAACAGGCTATCAAGTTAGATGGCATAAGCGGAAAAGCTTTAAAAGGTCTTACAGCTTCCGCTGTCTTAGTTAGATTTGTAAATGAAGAAGATAAAGAAACAGGCAAAAAAGAAATGAAGCCTCGTTACTTTTCAGTCTTTGACGTTAAAAAAATACTTGCAAGGAGGGTTGCATAATGGACGAACTTAAAAATCTTATATT